CGCTGGAAGTATAACCAGCGGGACCGGCGGCGCAACAACAGGCGTTATCACGTCAAAGTCATCCGGTTCCGAATCAATCAGCTATGCATCCCCGTCAGAAATAGCAAACGGAGCTAAAGCCTGGAGTACTGTATACTCTGCGGCAGGGGATGAACGGGCAACCAATAAACTCCTGTATAATACTGCAAAGGTGTATCTGATGGGAGTAAGAGATGATAGTGGCGTTCCATTGCTGTACGCCGGAATGGGGTAGATATGGATATAACGACATTGGGAACATGTGTGGCTATTGTGGCTTTGAGCTATGTGGTTGGCCTTGGATGCAAGGCTGCAAAGAAAATACCGGACGAATGGATTCCGGTTATTATGGCTGTTGTGGGTGGTGTTCTTGGCGCGCTTGGTATGGGAACTATACCAGACTTCCCGGCATCGGACTACATCACGGCCGTAGCAGTTGGAGCTATGTCTGGCCTTACGGCTACGGGAGTTAACCAGATGTATAAGCAGGCTAAGAAATGAGTAACTACCGAAACCGCAGAAATTATGAAAATCTGGAGCGCCAGATATTTGACGGCGTGGGAAAATACGGAATACCGCAGATAGAACCAGTAACCTACGAGAAAGGCTGTGAATGGATTGGTTTCAACTATGCCAAGACTTGTAAAGAGCCTGAAAAGAAAGGTGTACATTTCTTCCTTGATGATTACCAATTCAATAGGTTATGGACGGATGTTGACCGATACATACCCATGTTACAAAAATTCCGTTATGTAATGTCTCCAGACTTTTCCACCTACACAGACTTTCCAAAAGCTATCCAGATATACAATCATTATAGAAAACATTGGGTAGGCGCATATCTGCAAGAGGCAGGGATACAAATTATTCCCACGATTTCATGGAGTACGCCCGACAGCTTTGAATGGTGCTTTGACGGAGAGCCACAGGGTGGTGTTGTGGCGGTATCGTCTTTAGGCGTGATGAACAGCAAAGAAAAGAAAGAATTGTTTCTGATAGGCTACGAGGAAATGATACGGCGCATTTGCCCGGACACGATTATCTTTTATGGTTATGTGCCAGATGAGTGCATGGGGAATATCGTGAGGGTACGAGCGTTTACAGAAAAGTTTAATGAGGTGTTGTGCAATGGGTGGTAGAGGTGGGGCGAGTGGATTATCTGCTAAAAACCAGAAAATTTCTTTCAAAGGATTGCCAACTTTAAAAGGTTCAGAAAAACAAGTTAAATGGGCCGAACAAATTAGAAATAATGCTATTGATACTATCAATAGAAATATTGATTTAGCTAATGAAAGGATAAAGAAGTATCCAAGCGCTCAAAAAAAATATCAAAATGAAATTGAATCTTTGCAAGAAATAGGCAAACAACTGAAAGAAGTATTATTAAAAGTATCTAATGCTTCTCAAATTATTGAAAAGCGTCACATATTTGATTCGTCTAGAATATTGGATGAAGCGTCAAAAATCGAACAAAGAAAAAAGAAACGCTAATAGGTGATTAATATGTACAATGATACAGTAACAGTATTTAACTACTATGAATCATCCACAACTGGTGTTGGTATCTGGTATCCACATGTATTATCAGGCGTTGACCTTAATACCGACAAAGGCGCAATACTAAAAAAGTATGGGCCAGACAGCACGGATAATGCCGAATTACACATAGCTTATGAATTACAGGATGGCAAACAGATAATCCGTGATGCTGATGGCAAAGTATTGCCCTGGCTCCCTCCGAAGGAGTGGAGGAGACAGGTAAATGATTTGTTGGACGATACCATTACATTCGATTTTTCAGACGATTGCTTTTTTTGGGAAGGAGTATGGGATAGTGGTCCGGTAAATGATGAAGATTATCGTGACGGTTTTTATGCCTATATGAACAACCGGTATGACTTTGTATATTTGGTATCCTCTGTTGGAGGTCCATACTCTGTGATTCCTCACTTTGAGATATTGGGGAAATAATATGGCAAGCAAAACAACACATTTTAAAGGCTTTTCCGTTGTTGATGGAGAGATAAAGATTACGCTCAAATTATCCCGGTTTGATAAACAATTTCAGCATGCTCAATATGAGCTTGACGGAAATGTAATGAATAGTATGGTTCCTTTTATGCCTATGATTACAGGCGATTTTGTGGATGTTACCAGGTCCGCAAGTGCTGCAATACAAGGGATTGGAAAAGTATATGCCGCATATGGACCTGCTGGTCGTTTTTTATACCAGGGTAAAACTATGGTTAGCGTTGTTACTGGTAGTACCTGGGCTACAAAGGGTACTAAAAAGGTATTAGTAAGCCAATATGGAGGAAAAACCAAAGCAAAAGAGGATTTACAGTATACAAAAACAGCGCATCCTAAGGCGCAGGCTAAATGGTTTGATGCAGCCAAAAAAGCAGACGGTAAATCATGGATAAAGCAAGCCAAGAAAACGGCTGGAGGTGGAAAACGTGGGTGATGAACGAAAACCAATCGGGAAAGATGCAAGCGGTTATGATGTATTAACGACCGCGGTAAAGGCGTTGCTTAATCAATTCCCAGGTTTATATGAATATGAAACTGTTAAATTTGAAGAACTAGAAAAAGATTACGGAATTGCATTTTCGGCAGATAACGGAGCTTTAATCTTTTCTGAAACAGAGGACGTGATTGGAGGAGTTCACCAGACCTGCCAGTATCCTTTCTATATTATATACCGTACATCATCCACAAAAGAGCGCCAGAAAATGAGCATACAGGAATTTCTTGATACATTTGGAAAGTGGTTATGCCGGGAGCCGGTTGTGATTGATGGGAGTGAGCAACGATTATCAAATTATCCCACATTATCCCAGGGAAGGAAGATAACCAAAGTTACCCGTGATAACTCTTATGGCCTGGAACCTCAGGAAAGTGGTGTGCAGGATTGGATACTTCCGGTATCGATAGAATATAAATATGATTTTGAAAGATGGTAGAGCCAGACGCTAAGACGCAGAGCCTTGTGTGATGGCTCTATTTTTATTTGAAAGGAGAAAAGTCATGGCAGCATGGACATATACCGATGGAGAAGCTAAGAGAAAAGACTTTATGGTCTTTTGGATAATTGATGGAAATACATCAAATATTACAAAAGAAAAGCTTGAAATTATTGGAAAAGGCGTTGAGGATATGCCTATTTCAATGAATCCTGAGACAGAGGAAGGCCAGGATGTTCTTGGAAACAACAACTATGATATTACCGGTTATGCAGAAAGCATGACAGTAGACCCGCTTAATGTATCTGGAGAAAGTAAGTATGCGCAGAAAATTGATACCCTCATGGAGGAAAGGGCTACATTATCTGATTTGCGGTTGAAATATCTGTGTGTTAAACGGTATAAAACGGATTCTTCTGGTAAAATGCGGGCCTGGATACAGGAAGGGGTTGTTGAGTTGGGGGATTTTGCTGGCGGATTGAAAGGCGTTTCAGCAACCCATACAGTGCATTATGTGGGAGATAGGACACTTGGAGCAGTAGACCCGTCAACGATGGCTTTTACGGCTGATGGAGCTTCTTTGTCAGAGTAAAGGAGGATAAATTATGCCTAATATTCCAATAAATATTGAAAGCCCAGTTAAATACTACGATTTTACGGACCAGCATGGAGATGTGCTGGCAACTTTCAAATTTGTTCCAACCGACCTTGACATATTCGAGCGGCAGCAGAATGTGTATAAAGCATTCGAGGATATGTGGATGGAATTAAAAACAACTCTTGATAACAAGAAGAAGGAAGAAATGTCGTTAGAGATAATTAATAAATATGCAAAGTCGCTTCAGGAAAAATTTGATTATCTATTTAACGCAGACACTTCTGGCTTCTTCAAAATCGCCAGTCCATTTACCCCTATGGAAAATGGCGACCCTTGGGCGCTGGTGATACTTGAGAGCGTTAAAAAAATTATAGAGCAGGAAACGGGTAAAAATTTCACGGAAATGGAAAGTAAAGCCGGGAAATATACACAACAGTATAATGCTGGTCCTGGAAAATATCCATTTCCTGTTAAATGAGTGCAGCGTGGTCCCTCCCATATTCTCTCTCTGTTAATGGGGTAAATTATGAAATTCGTGAGGACTTCCGGGCAATATTAGATATTTTATCAGCCTTTGCGGATGAAGAATTGTCTGACCCAGAGAAAACACAAGCAATGCTTGAAATTCTTTACTGGCCCGTTATCCCGCCTCCGCAGGATTTAACAGAAGCGGCAGAAAAAGCATTATGGTTTATCGACTGTGGTGTGGTGCATGAAGATACTCCATCACCGCGCGTAATTGACTGGGAACAGGACGCAGGAATTATTTTCCCGGCGGTTAACAGGATTGCAGGGTTTGAAACACGCGGATGCCAGATAATCCATTGGTGGACTTTCTACGGATGGTTCATGGAAATTGGGGACGGATTGTTTTCTCAGGTCCTTTCTATCCGGCAGAAACTGTCAAAAGGGAAGCGCTTAGAAAAGTGGGAGCAGGAGTTTTTACAGAACAATAAAAAGCTATGTGAACTTGAAAAATCCACTGACAAATCTAAAGAAGAATTTGATTATTTTGCAGAGTTGCTAAAGTGAGGTGATATCTTTGCAACCTGATGGAACTGTATTAATAGATACTAAAATCAAAACGGATGGTGCAAAAACAGGAAGCGAAGATATCAAAAGAACGCTATCCGGCACAATGGATTATATAAAATTGCTACCTCAGGCTTTTAAGGATATTCCAGGCATTATGAAACATACATTTTCATCTGCTTCTAAATCCATACAAAGTCTTGCTCCAAGTGTACGCAATTTGCAAGATGAGGTGGACCAATATAAAGATGCATTGTATTACGCTGAAAAGGCTGGTTATGGACTTGGCGATGCGCCATATGACAAGGCATTAGCAGGATTGCAGCGGGCTAAAAAAGCAATGCAGGATTACAAGAAAAAGTTGCTCGGTGTTAATAATGAACAAAAGAAGGCAAGCAAAAGTGGAAGTAAGCTCAATAAATCATTAAAAGGTACTGAGAAAGCATCCCGAGGTGCACGAATGGGATTGGGCCGAATGCTTGCAACATCTATCTTATTTAGCACTGTATTCCGTGCCATTTCCGCAGTAACGGGCGGATTAAAAGAAGGTATGGATAATCTGGCCCAGTATTCAGATGATACCAATAAAGCGTTATCCATGCTGATGTCCAGTATGACCCAGCTTAAAAACTCTTTTGGCACAGCCTTTTCTCCGTTGGTGGAATACGCAGCTCCGGCCCTAGCACAGTTTATCAATTTGCTATCCCAAGCCGTTACCTGGACGGCGCAACTGCTGGCAGCATTAACCGGGAAGGATACATTTGTTAAAGCGGTTAAGGTCCAGCAGAATTACGCGGACAGTCTGGACAAAACCAAAGACGAAACAAAAGATGCAGCCAAAGAAACAGAAAAAGCATTAGCGCCATTTGATAAGCTGATACAGATTACAACTGGAAAGAAAAAAAGCGAAGATAAGAACGAGCTTAAACCTGAGGATATGTTTACCACCGAGGAAGTATCCAACGATATTAAGTTGCAGGCCGAAGCGATAAAGAATACGCTTGGGAAACTGTTCGACCCGCTTAAGGAGTCATGGCTTGAAAATGGTCCACAGGTAATGAGTTCGTTGCAAAATACATTCTCTGCTATTAAACAGCTTGCAAGTGATGTAGGTGCATCATTCATGCAGGTGTGGAACGCAGAGGGATATGGGAAAGCAATTACAGATAATTTACTTATAAGTTTTTCTAACTTGTCTGATACAGTTGGTATACTTGCAACTAAATTTGATGAAGCATGGACACAGGGAGACAGGGGAACCAGTATTATGCGGCATCTTGGAGATATTGCATTAACTGTTTCTGATTTTATACGAAAAGCAACAGAAAGTATTAAAGAGTGGTCTAAAACTATTGATTTTTCTCCTCTTTTGGAAAGTTTTGACCGTGTACTGGTTGCTCTTAACCCAATTGTGAATACTGTTGGCAATTTATTGCTTTGGTTATTAGAAAATGTACTTGAACCTATTGCTAAATGGGCGATAGAACAAGCGATTCCAGCAGTATTTAATTTAATTGCAGCCGCCTTAAAAGCTTTAAATAGTGTTATTATTGCGCTTAAGCCAATGGGAATATGGTTGTGGGAAAATTTTTTAAAGCCACTTGGAGAATGGACAGGAGACATTATTATAACCGCATTGGAAAAAATTTCAGAGTGGCTTGAAAAGTTTTCAGAGTGGGTTAATAAGAATCAATCATTGGTTGAAAATATTACATTAGCTATAGTAACCTTTTTTGCAGCTTGGAAATTTGAAGAATTTGTTTCTGGAGTAAAATCTATGATAAATACGTTGGGAGGGGCAAAAGGTCTTATACAAACACTTTCAACATTGGCATCAAAACTTGATTTTACTAGGCTCAAATTTGCAGGAATGGCTACGGCTATAACTGTTTTAGTAAAAGCAATATATGATATATATAAAAATTGGGATAAGATGTCTCCATCTGAGAAGGTTATATCTAGTATTTTAGCTGCGGCATCAGCAATAGCAATTTTGGCTGTTGCTGTAGGTTCCCTTTCTGGTCCGGCAATGGCTGTTGCTATTGGATTTGCAATTGCAGCAGGAATTGCTGCATCCACTATAGCATCTAATGCTGGTAAGCGTGCTGCATCTGCCGGATATTCTGGTGGGTATGGAGGAAGAAGTGCCTACCCCATGTCTGCCTATGCAGCAGTCCCATATAAAATGCCAATGCTTGCAACTGGTACAGTAGTGCCACCACGGGCCGGAATGTTTGCTGCTATCCTGGGAGATAACAACCGTGAAACGGAAGTAGTGTCTCCGCTATCAACTATGAAGCAAGCTCTTAAGGAAGCACTGGCAGAAAGCAATATATCAAGCGGAAACCAGATTGCTAAAGCAGAGCTAATACTTGATGGTACAAGATTTGGTCAGCTTGTAGTCAAATTCGGAAACAACGAAAAGAATCGTGTAGGTGTAAGAATGGTGACGGAGGGCAGCGTATAATGGCACGGAATGGAAACGGAGTATTTACCATAGACGGAGTTAATCTCCGCCTATGGGTAAAATCCTTAAAGCGAAATTTTTCAGTCGCAGATAGTGAAAATTCTGGACGTTTGCAGTCTTACCGGATGCACCGTGATATCATTGGTACATTTTATAATTACACCCTCGATATTGATGCAGAAAGAAGTAACCCAGCTGACTATGATACATTTTATGAAATTATCTCCGCTCCGGTCGAGTCTCATAATATGGTATTCCCATACGGTCAAGTTACCAAAGAGTTTGAAGCATACATAACAAGCGGGGATGATGATTTAAAAATCAACAAGAACGGAAAAGAAGGTGAGCGTAACCATTGGACCGGGTTATCCATTACCTTTACCGCTATGGAGCCGCAGAGGAGGCCGTGATGTGTTTTTAAAGCAATCCATATTATCTGACGCAGAACAGAATACTGAGGGATTAAAGATTGTTTATGACGACTTGGCCCCTTATGCCAAAGAAAATAGTACAGCATCCATTACAAGGCCTGGATTAAGACCGAGAATAGGGCTTCATCCAGGCCCTGGTTTACATCCGCATGGGACAATAATAGAGCAGGAATTTCCAGAATTAAAGCGAGATGATATTTCTTATCCCGGATATGCTCTATGCTTTCCACGGTTTTCTCTGCTTAATGGAAAGTATATCAATTTTCCAGATAGTCCACTTCCGTATGGATATATAAGTCCAGAAGTATCAAATGAACAAGGATTGTTCGGATATGTTAAGCAAATACAAGGACTTAAGCCCCAAATAGGTTTGCATCCAGGAATGTTTTTATATCCTAAATCAACAACTGAAAAGATAATTGAATCCCCCATGCTTACAGTAACCTTTAATCAAAAATTCACCAGTGTAGGATTGCTCTTTACTTTTAATATGATGTCTGGAGATTATTGTACACGAATGAGAGTAAAGTGGTACTCGGATAATAACCTCTTGTCAGATATGGAGTTTTCCCCGGATTCAGTTAGATATTTTTGTAATAATTATGTGAGAGGATATAGCAAACTGGAAATCACGTTTTTGCAGACATCAAAACCCATAAGGCCAGTATTTGTTACCAGAATAGATTATGGTATATACCGTGATTTTCTAGATAACGAATTATTGGAAAGAAACTGTTTGCAAGAAATCAATGCAATATCAGAAAGCATAAGTATTAACACATTAAATTTCACGGTCAGGACAACATCCAATATACCGTTTGATTTACAGAAAAAGCAGAAACTTACTTTATATTTCAACGGTGAGCTTATAGGAAATTTTTATCTTAAAAACGGTGCCAGGAAAAACAAAACGGATTACCATATGGACGCGCATGATGCAGTGGGCGTATTGGATGGCAATGAATTCGCTGGAGGAATATATACAGGCCAGCCGGTTTCTGAAGTATTAGAGAAAATATTTGAGAATGAAGATTTTAATTATTTGTTGGATGAATCATTTTCAGATATTCCTCTTTATGGATACATACCATATACCACAAAGAGAAACGCATTAGTATACATATGCTTTGCTATTGGAGCTATTGCAGATACAAGCAATTACGATGGAATTGTTATCTATCCGCAAGAAAATGCTTTGAGTGGTGAATTTTTGAATGATGAAGTATTTTCTGGGGTTACATTGGAGCATTCTGATATTGTCACTGGAATCCGGCTAACAGTTCATACATATCAAAAATCGGATGAGGCACAAGAACTATATAATGATACTTTGAATGGAACAGCAGAGGTTATTTTTAGTGAGCCTTATCATAGTCTGGAGATAACTGGCGGAACCATTGGTCAGTTTGGTGATAACTATGCTTACATAACCGGAACCGGTGTAAATGTAATACTAACCGGAAAGAAATACAACCATCTTACCACATCAATACTTAAAGAGAATCCCGATATTGTGTTTAACAAAAATATTCGCGAAGTAACAGATGCAACGTTGGTGAACAATGGTAATGCTCAGCAAGTGCTTGAACGTGTATATGCATATTATCAGCGAGCAGAAAATGTTGTGGGAGATGTACTTATTGGAAACAAAAAATTGGGACAGAAAGTTAAGATTGATACAGATTACGATGGATACCGCACCGGTATCATTGAGAGCTACAATTATAGTTTTTCTCCAAACGAAATTAAGGCAGAGGTAAAAATACATGAGTAAGTATTTAGAATCCCTTATTTTTGACCGTACACAGACAGACATAATAAAATTGACCGACAAAGCCTACATTGATTATAAAGACCTCAACCGAATCGAACAGGCGATTAAATGGGTATCTTATGTTTTAAACCAGTATGGATATAGAAATATAACAAACAACAAGCTAAATTGGAAACCGGAGGACCATAGGACGGATAAAGAAATGGAACGTCTAAGAAAAAATATAGTTGCAATAAGAAACGCGTACTATACAGGTGATAGCACTCCCCTTACCCCAGATAAGATAACATACACATCAATTTATCAGGCCAATGCCATAGAAAAAATCATTTATGATTTAGGTAATTTGATTGAAAAGTCCTATCCGGGTCCTCAATATTTGTCGTTTAAATTGGGAACCAAAGTTATAGGAAACAGAGGTATTAATCTATGAATTTAAAAACAAATTTTAAAAATGACAAATTTTCTGGATTACGAAAATATAAGATGACCACAGATGCGTCAACCGGCCTAACAACGCTTGAAGATAAAACAGAGTATCAAGAAATAGGAGACATTTTTTCGGCTGCTGATATTAACGAAACCAATAAGGCTGTATTACAAAACAACTCAGAAATCCAAGATATCAAAGGTATAAAAAGGATTATGGTCCCTTCGGCAAATTGGAGCACCTCTGTCCCATATTCTCAGACAGTGGGTGTTCCGGGAGCAAAAGAGAACATAGGGCTTATTATTGGTGGTCCATATTTAGGGGATAAACCAAGCGCAAGCGTAGCCAGAGAGAGAAAAAAGGCTTTTGGATATGTCGATAGTGCTGAGAGTGGAAATGGAATTGTCACACTATATTGCTATGGCTCTAAACCATCAACTGATTTTCAAATTCTTGTAAAAGGGGCAGGAAACTAGTATGGCAGAATGTATACTATATAACGGCGGTATGTTTAACAACGATTATCTTACTGCGAAACCAGAAGATGTCAAATATGGACAGACTTTTATTGGTGCAGGAACAGAAAATACACAAGAAGGAACTATGCCTACTTATTACAATGTGGAACATGATTTTCCCATTAACGGAAAGTTTTCTATTCCAGAAGGGTATTTTGTTTCAATAACATTAAAACAAGATATTCCAACATTGGGAGCACAATACGTTGACCCTTCCATCAATGGAACAACGGCTGGAGTTAAAGGAACATATATGACTGGAAATGTTTTTGTTGGTGGGATATCGGGGATTTCAAGCGCTGTGATAAAAAAGGGAGTTAAAATAGGTCCATATATTGGGACATTTGAGGGATGGGTTGATTAAAAATGGCTGATTGCATAATTAAAAAAAATGGAGCTAATGCAGATACAAGTGATTTAACTTCTCTTCCATCGAGCGTAAAAAAAGGAAAAATATTCTTAGGCCGTGGAAGTGATGATGAACAAATCGGAACAATGCCAATTATACACCCTGAAAAGCATGAACTACAATTAAATCAGACTCTGTCTTTGGGAGAAGGGTTTTATGAAGCGGGTAGCACAGTAACACAAAATATACCTACACTAGGTAATCAGTACGTTGTTCCAAGCGCGGATTTGCAAACAGTAGAAACAACTGGTAAATATATGGCAGGCGACGTTTTTGTTGAAAGCCTCCCAAATCTTATTGCATCAAATATAAAAAAGAATGTAGTCATTAGGGTAGGAGACACAACTATTGTAGGAACTTACGAAGGATATGAAAATGACGACCCATATACGCCATATTACAATGGTGTGTTTGCTCCTGGACAATCAATAAGCTCTTTTCCTTCCTTTGGGCGCAAAGGAGGACCGTACTATAAAGGGGACGTAACCTTTGGACGGGATAACATCCATATCGAAAACCCTCTTAGCACAGATTATGTAACAACGGCAATTGTATTTAATGTTCCTCTTAACTTTGATAATATCAACCGAATAACGTTAAAATATTCCCTCGCCAACGCATCTGGTGGGTGTGAAATGATTCTGGCTACTGGATATGTTAGTGATTACATATATATGCGAGCTTCCAGCGGTTCTGGAAAAGATTATAATACTGGACTGGGAGATTATTGGAGAAGAGAGATACCAAATACATCGGGCAATTTAAAAACGAATAGTTTTGATGTATCCAATATTACCGGAACACGATTTATATATATATCGCTATTTATGCGGACCACAGCAAGTACATCAGTTGTCAATATGACATTAAGGGAATTAAAATGCAGCATATAGGAGGAGAGCATGGCAATAAATGATTTAGAAAAAATGGACAACTATAATCCAACTAATTATGTAAATAATTCTGAACCGGATATTGATGCTGAACATCTTAATAAAACAGAAAATAAACTGGAAGAAACTGTTGAAAAAGCTAATGAAATAATTGATACACTAAAAGCATTAATTTCAACCGTTCAAACAAATTCACAAACCACAGTTCCGTCATCCTCGCTGGTCTATTCGATGCAGCAAGCAATCACAAAAAATACGGATGATATTGCTACTGCAAATAGCAATTTAGCAAAAACTAATGCAAAGGTGACTTTAAACGGCGTCAAGAACATTAATGGTTTTACAGCCGTGTATTCTGACCGAACTGACCGGGCATTCCAGCTATATTATGATAACGGTGAGATTGCGTCAATCGCATTTAACAACACCGGTATCTGGTATGATTTTTATGACGGACGAAACTGGAAGCAGGTTTGGAAATTTAATAAGCCATCATAATAATCATTTTGTGCTGAAGGCATATAGGTTCGTAAGGTTTGGAACTTGACTGTTATAACCAATAAATCGTACGGTATCACCTTTACGCACAGAAAACCATATAGGCATTGACGAATTGACTGTGACATCATTATTGACCCAAAAAATATTTATCCCATTTATAAGTACATTACAACCCTGAGCTGAGATGTTAAAACCAATGGAACCACAAACTATACAATCCTCTGTAGCTGCCCAACTTGTACCGTTAGCAAACCCATCTTTAATTTTTTTGCTGGTGTCTATGTATGGTAAATTGCTATTTGCTATATAAAAACCATATCCACGAAAGGAGTCAAATGAACCAATTAAAATTATCAAACAACACAAAATACGACTTAATAACAAACGGGGTGGAAGAATCAGGAGATTACCTAACCCTTTCGTTTCTTCCCGGCCTAGACAGTTTTGAAACAGTAGAAGTAGAATTCAATGTGACAAACACAGAAAAAATTTACATACTTGGTTTGAATGGTCAGCCGATGGAAGTAAAAACAGGATTTACCCGGTTGGTGGAGATGCAAAAGAAAATGGATTATGCCATATCCTATGAAACAGTAAATACCGGAACCGAAGAAGCGCCGAATTATGAAACCAAGGAAGTGAAGGATACCGTTATGGTAGTTAAACTTCGTAGGCCAGATATCCGGGATACAGTACAGACCTTGCAAGATACAGTGGATGCAATGATTTTAAGTCAGTTGGAGGTGTAATATGTATACAACGTTAAAAAGATTATATAACAATGGTAAAGGTCCATTAACTATTGATGAGCTTAACCGGGCTGTATTACTTGGATGGATTACAGAGCAACAGAAGAACAGCATAATTGGAGGATGATTATGAGAGATATCACATTGTGCCATCCACGTTTGCAGCTTTTAGCAGGTCAATTGGTGGATGAATGTAATAAACAGGGATTAAAAATTAAGATAGGCGAAACTCTGCGTACTGTAGCAGAGCAGGATGATTTATATGCCCAGGGCAGGACTAAACCGGGCAACATTGTAACTAATGCGCCCGGTAGCAGCTATAGCTCCTATCATCAGTGGGGGACTGCTTTTGATATCTTTCGCAATGATGGGACCGGAGCTTACAACGAATCTGATGGTTTTTTTAACCGTGTAGGTGCTATTGGTGTATCTCTTGGCCTGGAGTGGGGAGGAAATTGGAAATCCATTATGGACAAGCCACATTTTCAGCTTCCAGATTGGGGGAGCAGCACATCTGGAATTAAAAAGCTTTACCGTACACCGGATGAATTTATGAAAACCTGGGTGACAGAGGAACGCACTGGCTGGATTAAGGACAATAACGGCTGGTGGTACCGCAGACCAGATGGAACTTACCCGGCTAATAAGTGGTGTATCATAAATCACCATTGGTACTTATTTAATAAGGATGGTTATGCTTGCACGAGCTGGCACCGCTGGAATGGCAGCACATGTGACCCGGTTGACGGTTCGGGAGATTGGTATTACTTTGACCCGACACCAAACGGACCGTTTGAGGGAGCCTGCTGGCATAGTCAGGATAATGGGGCGCTGGAAATCTGGTA